GCAGTATAAATTAATTCTCTAGCATTGATAGTAAGATCAGGTACAAGTGTTTCACGAGCAGCCATTTCTGCTTGCTGTTCCTGTGCCTTCAATTTTTGTTCTGTATCAGATGAAGGGAACCAAGGTTTACTTGAACCTATGCTATATTGTTTTTCTAATTTTTGTTCTGTATCAGATGAAGGGAACCAAGGTTTACTTGAACCTATGCTATATTGTTTTTCTAATTTTTGTCTTTCAGCGTCCTTGTTTCCTTGACGATGTGAAAGGTACATACCTGAAGAAATTTCTGGCGGCTCTGCAATCTCTGCCTTCAAAGCTTCGTACTCTGCTATCTTTTGCATAAATTCACGGTACGGATTTGCTAATCTCGCTTTCTTCTCTTTATGTTTTCTTACAGATTCATCGACTCTTTTTCTTTGTTCAGGAGTCAATCTATCTACGGGTGGAACGATTGATTGGTCAGCTTTCGAAGAATCAACAGATGGATCAGGTAGTAATCCAGGCACAGATGATACACCCGGCGGCAAAGGTCCTCCTCCTGGTAATCTATCTGGATCTTTACCTTGATCCTCTTCACCAAAGAAATAGTCGTAAATCCAATTATTGTCTGAAGAGGCAACCTTTGTTGCTTTTTTAGCACTACTTGACGATTCTTCATCAATAAATTCTAATGTTCTTTTACCAACTTCGGATGTTTTACCGTCTGGCCATCTTACTTCATATGCAGTTTGATTTTCATTTAACCAAAGAACTTGTACAACTGTTCCTTTTTGGTCGCCAAACTTAATGATACCCTTACGGTTTATAATAGTAACACCTTTTGGTGAATAAGGTGTTGTAGTTTTCTTTACATTCTTATCACCAAAAGAAGGGGGCGAAGCTTTTTGTTGTGTGGCATCAGAACCACCATCGCCGTTTAGTCCAAATAGTGTTGACCCTTCATTATAGAGACCGTAACCTAACCCACCTAGACCACCAATTATAGCGCCAGGAACGGCAAGCGGACCACCAACAAGACCTGCTAATGAACCTGCGCCTGCACCACTAAGAGTGCTAGAAAGTATACTTAAGCCTGCACCTGTTTTTTCATATCCTGATTCTTTTGCATATTCAGATCCATAATCAAGTGCTAAACCACCAAGTATGCCGCCAATACCACCACCAATTTTTGATAACCCTGTGCTCTTTAAATTACCAAAAATATCTTTAAGTATATTTTTACTCTTAGGACCTTTTGGATTCTTTGTGTCAGGTGCACCATTTGGTTTATTGCGCCCCAATTTATCTAGCGCAGCATCCCCCAATAAACCTGCTAAAAGTGTACCGAGGAGTCCTAACCCGCCACCACCACTACCTCCACTGCCAACTGCTGAAGAATCGCCGCCCAAACGTGAGGCACCATTGTTACCGTTTTTACTCTGATACCCTTGCTTATTAAGAAGCTCATATATCTCACGTAACGAAATAACCATATCCTCGCTATCTGTTTTTAGCGAGGATATGCCTTGAGCTTGCGCCTGCATTTGATTGGTGGTATTGTTTAATCCGGTGCGAAAGGTCGTGTTTAGAGTATCCAATCCACTCATTAGTTGCTGTGTAGATTGATTAACTGCTTGAACAACATCTCCAGTTTTTATTTTTATTGGAGTAGCACCAATTGTAGTAGTAGGCACACCGCCGCCACCTGTAGGGGATTTACTAGAACCTCTAGCCTCTAACCCAGCACGCAACGCTTGACCTATTGTACCCATTTTGCCTAAGGTCTCATTTAGAACTGCTTCGCTAACAGCGCCGCCAATTCTTTGTCCCATAGTCATAGGTTTATTAGGATCGCTAAACATTCGACTGTAAAGCGCGCCGCGCCCTGCTAAGTCGACTAATTTACCGCCTGCTTCTTTTGCCTTGCTACCTATTCCTGATAAACGACCCATTAGCTACTCATTTTCTGCTGTTGCTCTAATTCTTCTAAATACTGTTTCAGCATGTCTAAGTAGATATCTCGTTCGAAAGGTATCATTTTTTCAATTTCAGTTATCGAATATTTATGGTGTTGAGCTAACGCAAAAATGACCTGATAGTAATTCTCAAGCGTATTGTGTGTTAGCGAAGCGTAAAAAAATCATTTAGCGAACTCATAATGATCTCACGATCATTGCCTTCGGAATTTTTGTATTGAATCTTATAGTTTAATTTTGGTAGATTGCCAAAAAACTGTCTCATCTTATCGTAAGTAGTAACATCTAGTTGTTCAACAAATTCCTTGACTTCAGCTATTGTAAAGGTCTTTGTATCAAACATTTCATCGCCATCATATATTTTGTCAATACATCTGATGATTAGGTTTTCAACAATTTCTTCTCCGTCTGATGACAAAAGTTCAGTATCGGCATACAGTGAAGCTTCAGGATACTTCATGATGATTCCGGTCTTATCTGTAATCTTGATATTGTTTTCTATCTTATCAGGAAATATAACTTCGACCTTATCTAAATCTACATCAAATTCGTAAATCTTACCATCGGCGTTGTCACGATATGAAACTTTACTGATATTGCTTACAGAGAATGATCGAATTTTAATGAACAGATATTCTATGTCGAACAGCGCTAACTTATCAATGTCAACGTCTGCATCAACTATACAATTGTTTACTACTTGTCTGACTGCACCAAGGACAGATGCATCATCTTCGCTTGCTTTTGCGATTAGAAGAATCTTTTCTTCCTTCACAAGCATCGGGCGAACTTTTAGTTTCTTTTTTGTTGATGGAATTACAACGTCAAAAATAGGGTGTGAAATTTTTGGCAAAGCCATGATATATCCTCCAAGTTAAATTATCTAGGTAACAAGGTTGCAACGTCACCTAATGTTGTTATAGCAGTAACTGCATTGTTTATAGTGTCTATTACTAATTGATTTCCTGATGCGCCAGGTTGTGTGGTTTGCGGATATTCTAATGTTAATTTCTCGTTATACCAATCAAAAAACGAGAAGGTAACAGGAACTCTCATTAGACTATTTGTGTCACCCCAATTCAATTGTATGTCACCTACGAACGTAGGATAAGCATCACGGAGAACAACGTGAATAATTTCGTTTCCTGCGTCATCAAATACTGAAATGTGAATATCTACAGCGTATTCTTCTTTGTAAGCTAATTCAAAGGGAGATTGATTTCTTAATATACCGCTTTCTTTTGTGATGCCGTTTCTCATATCATAGTTAACTATCAACTTAATCCAATTTTGAAAGTATGACCATATGATACCCTTGCCGTCACCTATGAATGACATTGTTACATCATTTGTTACTGTTACATATGGTTTCTTTTCCATAGCTCCATAGCCATATCTTCTAACTTCAGTCGTACTTAATGATACACCCGGTAAGTTTGTTGACTCACACCAAAATTCTAAAAATCTAACTGTTGTGCTAGCTAAAAGTGCTGCATCTGTATTTCCCGAACTAGAAAACCCACGGGGTGAGTACATACGAACGAAGAACTTATTGTTCTTCAATACACCCGTTTTAAATATTTCTGATCTAAACCTATTAACGTTAAATCCTTCGACCATTATACGATCTTTCCAGAAGATTCTTTGAATACTTGTGACTTTTCAGCACCTACAAATCTTTCAGTTGGCAACATCATCGCCATATCCCACTCATTTGGTGCTATGTAATAGTAGCGTGATCTAACTTGTGAAAACAAGTATCTCTTAACGCATGGTGCAAAATAACGAAAACGTGACGCCGACTTTAAAATAGAATAATTGATTCTCAATCTAGTGGTGTCATCATACTTTTTGTTGTTTAACGTGAGGTATAACGAGTTCATCAGTTTAGCTCTCATAAGAGGAGAAATGTAGTGCAGGTTGATACCCAAAAACCCATCAGGATAAAGTTCTATTGGAAACACAAGAGGGAAGCGATCCCAATATGGCAAATGATCTTTTGTTTTGGGATCATAGTAGAACATGAACATTCTTCCAATAGATTGTCTATTCATTTTATTCGTTAGACGTTCTTTGTCCTTCATGATCAACTTGTCATTGACCTTGTTTACTCTTTTAGCAGTCGAGCGAAACCAGTTACGGGCATCAACAGTATTTCTGTCTGATATGCCCATAGAGGTACCTCTATCTGCTATTTGCTGAAAAATATATGCTACCACTTTATATTAAGCTCTTTTTCGGTTAGAATGAGAAATTTCCATTTTCTATCTTCGCAAAACTCTTTTGCTGCTTTCCATTTTGCTTGATTGACACCCCAAGTCATAACCTCGTTTATGTATGCTCTATTTATTGTTTTCTTCTTAACAGGTTCTACTGTTTGTGCGGCAGGTTTTATTTCAACGAGTATCGTTTCGATGACACCTTGTGGGTTTCTCTTCTTAACTACGAAGTCGGGGAAATAGCGATGCATTTTACCATCTACAGGTGATCTGTAGGGTATTATAAGTTCTTCACTTGCCCAGGATAGTACATCAGGGTGAGAATCTAAATAGTTCATGAATTTAGCTTCCCAGCGACTACGATAAATAATGTTAGTCGGATCCCCTTTATACTTGGACGGATTTCTAGGTTTAAAGTATCCTTTGTAACTCATACTACAATTTATAACGGACAAAAATGGCGGTAGCAAACTTATCTAGCGGTGCTTCAATTGCACAGGTTACTCCTCGAGTGACTAGAGGCATCACACAGGCTATGCTAAATAGCCCTAGTAAAATGATGCAGCCACAAGCAAATAATTCTAGGTCATCCATTGGGCAGCTGCAGTTCCCTGAAGACCTGCCCAAGTATTATTTTGGTTTGAGTATTGACAAATATTCAAGAAGCAGTCCTTTTTCTTTTAATGTAACACTTAATTCTAAAATTAAACTTCCGTTACCTAAACAATTGGTTGATAGTGATAGTGTACTATATGAACAAGAAGAATTAAATGCAATAGGCGGTGCAGCGTTAGCTGCAGGTGCTGCTGGCAAAGATCTCTTGGAAGGAGACATAAAATCTGCTGCAGGTAATATTCTACAAGCAGGCATGGGCTCACTAGGCCAAGGGGCAATTAATCTAGCTGAAGCTGCGGGCGGTGAAATATTCAAAAATATATTTAATGCAGGTAAAGCTCTTACTGGTGTTGCACCTAATCAGTTTACAACCGTTCTTTTGAAGGGCCCAACATATAAAAAGCATGAATTTTCATGGACACTTTCTCCTAAAAATGTAGGAGAATCTAACTCTATAAAAAAAATAATAAAGGAACTCAAAAAATCAATGTTGGTTGGCAATCCCGGATTATTAAGCTTAGGATTTTTTCAACCCGCTCAAATCTTCACACCTCATTTTTTCACTAACGAAAGTTATCTGTACAAGTTTAAACCCTGTGTGTTAGAGAATATGAGCGTAAATTATACACCTTCAGGAGCACCTGCATTTTACACATCAACAGGGGCACCCGATGCTATAGAATTAAGGCTGTCATTCCTCGAGGTTGAATTCTGGTTTAAGGAAGATGATTGGTTTAAGGAAGATTTTTCATGACAGAAAGATATTTTATAAAGTTTCCTACATTCACGTATTCTAACACAGAATGCAGAAATATTACAAGACGTGTTACTATGGAAGAGTCAATAAAATTGAATCCTTCGCTGTATCATAAGTATACTGTGTTTGAGGGTGAAAGAGCGGATTTGCTAGCAGATTCATACTACCAGGATAGTTACTACGATTGGCTGTTGTATTTGAACAATGGAATAATAGATCCGTATTATGGATGGAACATAGACGACTACGATTTTAATAACTTCATTGTGAAGAAGTATGGTTCAATCGAGAATGCACAGAAGAAAATCGTTTACTATCAATTAAATTGGCCAACAAATGATGTTGAAATAACACCTTCATTTTATGAAAATAATCTTCCTGAGCAATTGAAAAAATACTACTCACCTAATTTTAGTGGACAAGGTAAAATCGTATCCTACAGCAGAAAACGCGATGACATAATCACAAACACAAATAAATTATTAAACTTTACTGTTTCATCGGTAACAGGTAACGGATTTATTAGAGATGAAATAATTGATATCTACAATTCTAGTATGTCACAGATAATTGGCGGCGCACAAGTTACATTTTCTAATAGCACAGTTGTTATGGTGCAAAACATTTCAGGAAACACTTCTCCAACAAATAAAATTCTAGGTGAAACAAGTAACACATTAGCAACTATAACTGACACAGACATACTTCAAGAAAATTTGACTGACGATGAGGCCGTGTATTGGTCACCTGTTTATTACTATGAGTACGAACAGGAAAAGAATGAAAAGAACAAAAACGTTCAGATATTAGATTCTACATTTTCACTAGAAGTTGCAGAAGAACTACGAGGTATACTGAAAGAGTAAAATGTCGAACGGATCTCCTACACAGGCTAACATACGTAAACTATCAATAAACGGTGTATCTATTGCATCTGCAATCAGATCAATGGAAGTATCATCGTCTATATTTTCGCCGTTCAACACTATTAAGCTAGTCATATTCGATGCTCAAAATATTTCTGATGCATTGTATGAAAACGGTGTGCCTATACAGGTCGTATATAGTGCGGGTGATGGGTCTAAAGTTAGAGAATTTGAATTTCTATCTGCATCAAACATGGGCGGTGTAAAAGCAAGCAATCCTAATTCGGGCGGATTTGTACTTGAAGGTGTTACAGAAGAATTTTTTAATCTAACAAGTAAAAGACACAGCGGTGCTTATAAGCAACAACCCGGAACAAATGTCATCGAAAAAATGAACAAGGAGGTTTCAAAGTCCTCACTCTCAATGACCTCTTCAAAGGGACTTTTGGGTGAGTTTGAAAGTTACCACATTCGAAACAAACCTATATGGACTGCTATAAATGAAACACGTTCTCTGCTAACAGATCAAAAATATAATTCGGGAGCGTATGCATATTTTATAGACAATGAAGGAAATATGCATTTGAAACCTTTAGAAG